CGCAAACAAAGCGGTCCAAGTAATTGTGTCCAACACGATCGGGACTGGAATTATTGGCCAAGCTCGCGCATCGCGCAGCCGTCGCAGGTCAACACAGTTGACCGATTTGTTTACAAGTTGGGCAACAGATCCAAGCCAATGTGATTACGAAGGCCGCCATGATTTCTATGGGCTGCAAGCTTTAATCATGCGGACTGTTGTCGAATCTGGCGAATGCTTGATCAGAAGATATATCCAACCCGGTCAAAAAATATCTTTGCAATTGCTAGTCCTAGAACCTGATTACATTGACGCATCAAAAGACGTTGCCCTAGAAGGCGGTGGCTTAATTAGAGAGGGCATTGAATACGACTCAAGGAACCGTCGTGTCGCTTATTGGCTTTATAACGAGCACCCTGGCGAACAACATCAACGGGTAAATTCGTTTAATTCGACCCGTGTGCCAGCAGAAGAAATAATTCATTTATTTAAACAATCTAGACCAGGCCAGACCCGTGGGGTTCCTTGGGCTTCCCCCGTAATCCTTCGGATGCGTGACTTTGATGATTATCACGACGCGCAGTTATTGAAGCAGAAAATTTCTGCTTGCTTTGCTGCGTTTGCTGTGGATACTGAGGCCACCGACGCAGGTATGGGCGCTGAGCTAATCGACAAGCTGGAACCCGGTGCCATCGAAATTCTTCCCCCTGGCAAGGACATCCGCTTCGCGTCTCCCCCGTCTGTTGGTGAGATCGATAAAGTGAGCCGCCAATATCTGCTTCAGATTGCTGCCGGTTTTGGCATCACATACGAGGCGCTTACTGGCGACCTTAACAACACGTCTTTCAGTTCAGGCCGAATGGGGTGGATCGAATTCCATCGCAATATCGAATCCTGGCGCTGGAACATGCTTGTTCCGCAAATGCTCAACCCAATTTGGAAATGGTTTGCGCAGTCGGCATCACTTGGCGGTGTGCGCGGCATGGACGGAATCGTGGCGCAATGGACGCCACCGCGTCGGGAACTAATCGATCCAGACAAAGAAATCACCGCAACAGTTAAATCAGTCCGAAGCGGTTTAATGTCCTTAAGTGAGGCAATTCGTGAATATGGCTACGATCCAGAAGAAGTGCTGAGAGAAATGCAGCAAGACAACGATTTACTCGATCAGCTTGGCTTGGTGCTCGACTCTGACCCTCGAAAGGTAACTTTGGCAGGTCAATCACAGCACAACGATCCAAACGACCCTGAAGGGTCCAAAGAAACCGTTGACCCTTAACATAGATACAATGCGAAGGCCGGAGGAATGCCTATGAGCGAAACTTTATTGCAAACTCGGGCGATGTTTGCGCCTGACACTGTTAACGCTGAAGAGCGAACAGTGGAAGTGACGTGGACAACGGGTGCGTCTGTAGCCCGTAACGGCATGGAGGGTTCTTACTTAGAAGAACTTTCTATGCAGCCCAAGTCGATCCGAATGGATCGTCTAAACTCCGGCGCTCCACTACTTAACAGCCATTCCGCTGCCGATTTATCCGACGTTGTTGGTGTTGTCGAACGCGCTTGGCTCGATGGTGAAGTGGGCCGCGCTTTAGTTCGTTTTTCTAGTCGTGATGAAGTTACGCCCATCTTCAATGATGTGCGTGACGGGATCATCCGAAATATTTCGGTTGGTTATCGCGTCTGGAAATACGAGCGCGACGAGCAGGGGGAAACTCCTGTGATGCGTGCCGTGGACTGGGAACCTCACGAACTTTCCCTTGTCCCAATTCCAGCGGATTCCGGAGCGCAAGTGCGCTCTGAAGATTCGCTTAAACTTAACCACGAGCCTGAAAAGGACAGCCCAATGGACGAAATCCGCGAACATGAGGGCACCATGGTTCCCGAGGCTATTGAGCCCGAGACCCGTGCTGCTTCTTCCGAGGACATCCAAGCTGCCATTTCTGCTGAGCGTCGTCGGGTGGCTGAAATACGCCGCACCGTTCGCGCCGCAGGTTTGGAAGCTGATGTTGCAGACCAACTAGAGCAAGACGGCGTCGCCGTCGACGAAGCTCGCAAGCTTGTCATCGATCAGATGGCAGCTAAACAAGCCGCAGTTCCTGCACGCACGCAAGTGGCCGCAGTCGTGACACACGACGAAGGCGACAAGCGAGCTGCCTGTATGGAAGCCGCTTTGGAGGCCCGTTCTGGCCTTCGCGAGTGGGATGACCAATCCCGCGCCTATGTGAGCAGCAGTCTGCTCGACATGGCAAAAGAAAGCGTTGAGCGTTCTGGCCAAAACCTGTCCGGCATGAGCCGTTCAGAAATTGCTGGTCGTGCAATGCACAGCACTTCGGACTTTCCGTTGCTGCTGAGCAATATCGCTCGCAAAACATTATCCGCCGCTTACGAGGCAGAGACCCAGACCTGGCGTCCTCTTTCCCGTCAGCGCAATATGCCTGACTTTAAGCCTGCTTACGAGCTGGAAATCGCAGGTCAGATCATTCCAGAACCTTTGCTTGAGGGTGGCGAGTACAAAGCCGCGACCGTCAAAGAACAGCAAAGCTCCTGGCGGATCTATACCTACGGCAAAAAAATCAGCGTTAGCCGTCAGCTCATCATCAATGATGACCTTGACGCCCTGAGCCGTATCCCTGCCATGATTGGCCGGGGAATGTCACTTTTCGAGTCCAACCAAGTTTGGGCCTTGATCACTGGCAACGCGCAGACCAGCTATGACAGCACCGCGCTGTTCAACGCTGCTCACAACAACCAAGGAACCGGCGTTGTTGGCGAAGCTGCAATCTCAGCCGCTCGCAAGGCGCTGCGCAATCAGAAGGACATTGCGGACAACCGCATCAACCTTCGCCCTAAGTTCATGATCGTCCCTGCGGCGCTTGAAACTACTGCGCAAAAGTTCCTGACCGGCGTTAACCCCACCGAGACGCAAAACGTCAACGTGTTCGCTAATAGCCTCGGCCTCATTGTTGAGCCTCGCCTCGATGATGCTTCTGAGCTGATCTATTACGTCACCGCAGATCCTGCACAAGTTGACATGATTGCTCATGGCTACCTGCAAGGAGAGCAAGGACCGCAGGTCACAACCGTTGCCGACCGCGACCCTGATGGAACAACCATCTACGCGCGTCTCGACTTTGGAACGACCTTGCTTAACCACCGTGGCTTCTACAAGTCCACCGGAGCTTGAGGATTAACAAATGAAAAACTATCAACAGAACGGTAAGAGCCTCGACATCGTTGCCTCTTCCGCATACGTTTCCGGCGAACTTGTCGTTGAAGGCAAGATTGTCGGCGTAGCAGTTGCAGACATTGCGTCTGGCGAAACTGGCTCAATCGCTTGCTCTGGGGTTTACACCTTTGAGAAAACATCTGGAGCCTCATTGGCTCAAGGTGCGATTGCTTACTACAACGGCACATCCAAAAAGCTGACCGCGACCACTTCTGACGATGCCGTCGGTTATGTGGTTTCCGTTAGCGGCACGACTGTCTCACTTAAGATTGTCGGCTTCAAGGTTGCCTGATGCTGAACGACCTGGCTAACAGGGCGCTCAAAGCGGGAATTAGCGTGATGGGGGAACCTATCACGCTCACCCGTGGCGGGACAGCACACAGCTTGAAAGGTATTTTCCAAGAATCTTTTAAGCAAATGGACCCCGATACCGGGTTCCCAGTAACGACGCTTCAGCCTGTTGTTTCGATAGCGCGTTACGACTTAAGCATTGAACCCAAAGTTGGCGATTTAATCGCGGCGCGTGGCGTCAGTTACAGGGTTCGCGACATTCAGTCTGATGGTCACACTGGCCTTCAATTGATGTTGCAAAGAACAAGCGCAAGGTCATGACATGTCGTCAAATCTGTTCCCCTTTGTTGAGACAAGACACCCCCGGCGGGTTGTAAGGGAAGGCGTTGCCGAGCGCCTTGGGACAGTCAACCAAACTGTCAATGATGCGGTTTACCCGGCAGATTATGACCACACAAAAGTCGAAGGCGATGAAGGTTTTATCCCTCGGCAAATGCGAAACATTTATTGGACACCGGCACAAGACCGAGTTTTTAGTACCCGCTCAATTGAGCTAACGCCTGAAGACTTGCCTTGCATCATTGTTCAGGGCAACGAGGAATCCGTTGAGCCGATTAATAAATCAGGATTTGACGGAGGCTATAGACGGACGCTCACCGTGACAGTCGAAGGACTAGCGGAAGCCCTGGACGATGTTGAAGACAATTTAGACTTGCTGGCGCTCGGCGTTGAAGGCGCAATGGATGGCCTAGTGCTAGCTGATGCAGAGTCTGGAATGCTTGAGCTGAAATCAACCGAAATGGATGTGGACCGCGACGGTGAAATCCCAATCGGCGCGGTTCGGCTAACCTATACATGTGTTTATCACAGCTTCCATCTGGGCGCGGAATTGGGCTCCTTTGATTTGGACACTCAGTGCATCATTCCAAATGGTCCGCAACCGCCAATCAGTAAAATCATCCTGAACACTAATTTCGGGACTGAGACCTACCAACACCCCGAAGACTTTTAGGAGACCAACCCATGGCAAAAAAAACAGCAACCAAAGAAGTGACCAAATCCAAAGCAGCTATTTCACCAAAACAGCTTGCGGATTTTATGGGCGTTGAGCAAAGCAAAGTGAAAGGGCTTGCCGCTTACTGCGAAGCAGCTCAACAGGTTTGCAACGCTTTTGCGGAAAGTGAATTAAAAGAATCTCACGTCGCGACCATGGCGCTGCTTCATTGCGCAGTTTGGCTAGAGCAAAGCAAAGCCAAGACGGTTGAAGAATTAAGCAAGCTGCCTTTGACAGTCCGTTACATGGTCATCACTGCGGCGGAAGCTGATAAAGCCTGATGAGTTTTGCGGTTCCTAGATCGAACCGCCGAACTTCAGGAGTTGGTGATTATGAATCAACCGACGTAGCACGCAACATTGGCTCGCTCTTGCGGTTTGGCAAAGTTCACAGCGTTGACCATGCGCAGCGGCTGTGCCGTGTTGCCCTGCCAAATGATCTGATAACTGACGATCTGCCGTGGATCACTTTTCGCGCAGGCGGCAACGTATTTTGGGCCGCTCCATCTGTTGATGAAGCGGTTTTGTTGCTTTGCCCTTCTGGTGAGCTGAATAATGGTGTTGTCTTGCCAGCTCTGCAAAACAACCCAAATGGAACTTATCCGTTTAATTTTTCAGATCTTGAATACAAGTTCGGTGACTTAGGAGATCCCCGCGAAGGGCTTTGGCGTTGGATTTTTTCTGATGGCGCGATCTTAGAAAATGATCCAGTCAAAAATCAATTTAGAGTCGAGCAAAACCAAACCAGGCTTCAAGGCAAAGAACTGCTCCATCTGCACTCAGAAAAATTTATTTATATCGAAGCAGACGAAGAGCAGGGGATTGTCCACATAAAAGCGCCGATGATCAAGCTCGATGGAGATGTTCATATCACCGGGCAATTGATGCAAACGGGCCGAATTATTGGCATCGAAAAAAGTGGTGAAGGTATCAAGAGCTTGGACCTAGTAGGCGACCCTATCAACCTCAACAGCAATGGCGGCGTCCTAGGAATGTTGGCCGGGCTCCTTGGGTCTGTAGCTGGCGGGGCGCTGTCTTTGGGCCAGCTTGGCTCAATCATGGGCGGCGGCGCGAATGGCCTTATAGGTGGGCTTCAGAACTTGGCGAACGGTGTTCTAGGAGCCGGGGGGCTTGAGTCTTTAATGACCGCAGCCGGTGGCCTAAACATTTCAGGCATTGGCGCGGCAATGAACGTTGTCGGCGGTCTGCCCGTTCTGGGCGAAGTAATGAACGGGCTCGGATTTGTTGGCAGTGTGCTCCAAGGCCCAACCGGCACGGCTTTGTCGGCTTTAACT